GGTCGGTGTCGTCGTATGCCGTGACGGTGGTCGTTGATGTCAGCCAACCGTCAAGGGGAACAACCGGGGCCAAACCCGACGCCGTCCCGATAACGTCAACGCTGTTTAACGTGTAATACTGGGGCGAATTTATAAGAGATCCCCGCCCGATGTCGTAGTACCGGGTTTCTGTTACAGGGCCGTAAGCCCCGCCGTCGGTGTAGTTGTCGATCAACCGTGATGACGCCTCTAGAATCCGCCGTATGGCCGCGGAGTCGGCATCCCAGCCGCTGGAATAACTTGTACCCGCCAGGTAATCCCGGAGATCGTCGCCGGTCGCGTATGTGTGCCGTGTTGCCACTATTTATTTTCCTCGGTCGCCGCGGTCTTATCTTCCTCGACGTCCTCGTCTTTCGACCCTTCCAGCCTCTCGAAACAGTCCGGGTATGATTTTAATAGGGCTTCCTTGATGTTGTACTCGTTCCCCGGCGCGTAATGCTCACCGGTAGCGCCGAACGTGATACCCCTGAAACATTTTACTTTTGGCATTACTTGCCTCCTGTTAGCGGCGCGGGGCCGAAACCCCGCGCCCGTTATTTACTCGCTGGTTATGCTGCCCTTGAGATTTTGAACGCATCGGATAGCCCGACCTGTCCATCACCTCGCCGAGTAGCGAAGAAACCCACCTGGTCGTTCCCCATGTATAAACTATCGTTTCGGCGAATCGTGAAACCGACCCGGTCGAAAATGTAATACTGGCGCAGATCTCCAAAGATCGCGCATTTCTCCGTACTTGTGATACTAGTACCGAGTCCGCTGACTACATCCGTAACGACGTTCGGCCTACCGAGTATAAAGTCGGCGGGCGCGGCTGTCAGACTCGGAATACTATGGACTCCCGCAGCGGTGATCGCTATCGAGTTAACAAGGGAGGCGATCTGGGACCGCATCAGCCATGTACCGTTGGCCCGGAATTGAGAGCCGAGGTCAAAATAGGTTCCTATCAAGTCGGCCCCGACAATAGATGTAGCATTTGCCATTGTGTAAAATGCGACATCCCCATCGGACATAATCCCGGCATATTGCGTCGTGCCGTTTCCGCTAATAATCCCCACGTCCTCGAACTGTCCCTGGGCCTCCTGGAATATCTGGGAGAGGAATGCAGGGAGGTTAATCGCCGAGTCGTCGAGTAATTCACGGCTAACCTTGATCAGTCCGCCGGACTTCTCAATCGCGAAATTAACCTGTCCCACCACCGGCGTTGACTCGGTCGGCGCGGCCTCTTCCGCTATTGCCGCCCAGGTCGCCGATGCCAGTGTAGGGAGATAGCCGTCTTTACTGGCAACCCTGATGACGGTGCAATAAGGCCGGAGTAACGAACCGGGCGCTCCCGTGTCGTGGACTACCTGGCCGACAAATTCTTCCGGAACAAAAAATCCGCCCTCCGCGTCGGTATCCTCTTGCATGGCTTTAGCTTCGTCCGGTGTCGCCGTTTTCCAGAACACATCCTCCGAAGGCGACCTAAACCATTTGACAAACGTGTCCCGCTGGAAACGGGCCTCATCTCTCAAGTTGGACCCCATTTGATCCTGGACCCACATGGGCTGAGCCGACACCGGCAACTCTTTAATATAGGCCATCGGCTTATAATCGCTCTTTATATTAGCCGTTTTGTCATTCCCGTTGTATGTGGCGACGTCACTGGACACCACCGGGATAGTGTTGGTCGGTGTGCTAAGTTCGCCCTTCAACGCTTTGATCTGGGCCTCGGCCTGTTCTAATGCGTCGGCCTGTCTTGATTTGGATTCCGCCTCCTCGATCATTCGTATAGCGGCTTCGCCTTCGCCCTTGCCGAGTTCGGTTTCCGCCTGGATAAGTAAAACGTTAGCCTCATTTCTGATTTCTTTGGTACTCAAAATATCGCTCCCTATGCTATCAATTTTTCTTTTAATCTCAATCGAGTCCTCAGTAGGGCAATCCGGGTTAGCGCGTCCGCGGCGGATTGTTCACCCGTGGCGGCGGCGGTTTCCTCGGTATCGTCCGGGCTGGATTCACTCGTTTCGGTTATCTCGATTGTCTCGGTAGTGATGTCTTCGACTTCCTCGATTTCGTCCGGGTTATCACTCTTGGCCGCTATCGTCATTGTCGCCGGGGACGCTCCCCGGATCACTGATGACACCTCGACCCAGTCCAAATTTTTTATGCGTCTAATTGTTTCCTTGCCGAGTTTCTCATAATCAACGGCGTCGGGGCCGGGAATGTTGAACCCGACCGACCACTCCCGGACAAAATCCCCCGCGATATTAGAGAACGCCTCGCGGCCGATCTGCGTATCCATGTTCATCTGGATACGGGCGAGTAGCCGGTGTTCCGGGGCTTCCAGTTCTTCGGCCCTGGCAAAAACTACTTTCCCGACGATCTGTTTTTGATCGTGGCCTGATAGGACCGGTATCGGGAGGTTTGCCTTGATCGAGGCGTTAAAAGCCTCCGGGTCGATTATGTCCCCGTCGTGGTCCCGGACGCCCATAGTATTAACGTATGCTTCCACCTGGCCCTCGGTTTCAAATATCTTGGCGTCACTGATGGTATATTTTACGATCTCGGTCATACCGTTTCCTCCGGGTTAAAATCTCGCGGCATGGGTTGCCAGTTCAACGTCCCGTTTGGATGGTCGTCTATGTTGGCGGCGTCCTCGACGCTGTAGATCTGGTTATGCCTCTCGGCACATGTGAACCCGTAAGGATCCCCAGGGTCTATATAAGTGTCATCTTCGTCGCCGTCCACGTCGTCGGCCCGTACAAAATTAAATCCCTGGGCCTTGTAGAATCCGACCGATGTCCTGTTTTGAGTTCTCATCACCTCGGTTCTCGCGATCAGCCGGGCGCGTTTTTCTGTCTCGGTCATGATCGAACGAAGGCCGGGGAACCCGTCCGCCGGGACGCCCTTTGCCAATTGCTCGACGCTGTAGCCCCCGCGTAACGCTATAGTTACCGCCCGCCTGATAGCATCGGAAGTCGTTGAGTGGATAAGCTGCGCCCGTTGCGGAGCGCTTGTTCCCAGGGATTGAATCAACGGTAACTTCTCAGACCAGGCAAGCGTCCCCGCTAACCCGTTCCCATTGATCGCGTCAAATGTTTTCTTGCTGATGTTAAGAATTGCGGCTCTCAATACCGGGGACAACTGGTTAAATTCCCCGTCGGGTATCAGCCGGTCCGCGTCAAATGGTAGATCCTTCATGTCGGTTATATCCCGGTCCATGTACCGCCCCAGGATCCCATCAACGCGGTTCCTGAGTCCTCGGAAATAACGCTGGATCTTCGGCGTTAATTCGTCGGTTAATTCTTCCCGGTCCTCTAACAGTTGACGACGTAACATTCCCGCACGTCGTGCGACCCGCGGGGCTTTAATGTCGGGCGCGTCAACTGCCATTGATGGATGGATCAACGGTGGAATCAATGCCGGTCCGGTCTTGTAATCCTCTATTGGTATTCCCTCTTCAATGGACGCCGCACCTACCGCAACCGGCACATCCTCCCCCTCGCCGACTTCAAACATCGAGGCTTGAATCCGGCGAACGTCACCACCTGCTATTGCTTCGAATCCCAGGGTTGACCGGGCCTCGTTCAGGGTTATCACGCCGCCCGCAAACAGGGCGTTGACCCTGGTCGTCTCGCTTGTCCTATCGTCAAGGCTGGCCCGCATGGCCGCCCAGTTGACCGTGATATATTCGGGGCCGCCGTATTCCTGGTCGGTAATATAAAAGTTGAGATGGTCAAGGATACGGGCGACCATCGGCTCCAAAGTCTCCGAGTGGAAGGCCATTCGAGCCTCCCGGTAGTTGCTATAGGTTGACCGTTGTAGTCCCACGTTAGCCCCGACCAGGATGGCCGGAACCTGGAACACCGAACAAATCCGGGACTCGGTCAAGTTGTGGAGTTCGCTGAGCGCCATATCTTTAGGGGCCGATGCCATTTGCTGATAATCGGCGTCCTCGTCAAGTATGGCGACCCGGTGAAAATTGTTTTTCCCGCCGAACTGGGACCGCCACCGCGCCCGGATAGTTGACGCTTCCTCCTGGGTTTGTAATCGTCTTTTAAGTTTCAGTAGACCGGAGGGGACGCCCGCGTTCTGGAAATAGACTTTCGCGAAATCGGTCATGGCCGAGTCCAGGTTTACAGTTCGGGCCAGTGTTTGGAGCGGGCTAAGGCCGTATAAATCCCCGCTCGGATTCGGTAATGCAAGGTGACACACGTCGCCCTTCGGGAGCATGTAGTCCTTGCCGTCTACGTCGTAGATGTAAGACTCTGCCCCGTAACTACCGGGGACTATTCGCATCCGGTCGGGCCGTAGCAGCTGCAACGCCGTGACCCGGTTGCCCCTGTCGCGTTCTTTGTAGGTGTAGACGTTCCCGGCGACCTGTAAATAGGTCACGAATTCCTCGATAAATTGATACCAGGACATGGCCGGGTTGGGTCGTTTCATCAGGTCGAACAACGGGCCGCGCTCGACCGCTACCGTCCCGCCGTCGGTTGATGGCGCTATTACCTGGTATTGAGCCGAGGCCGCGCCGACTGCTAATTCTCTAATACAGGCGTGGACTATCTCCGACTTGATGTATCCCTCGGAGGCGAGGTTGGCAAATGAAACATCCGGATATGAGGCGTTGCCGATGTCGTAAGTTAGAGGAACCGTCGCCCCGATGTCGCCGGGGGCCGGTGCTTTGATTATCCCGCGGAGTGTATCAATAACAGACAATAGCGACCTCCACGGCTTCGGGCGTTTACGCCTCGGACACTTGCCGCTAAGGTCACTACCTGAGATTCTAACAATTTAACCGGCGGGAATCAAGCCATAAAAAAGCCCCCCGGTTGGGGGGCTTCGGTTGGGTCTGGGCTTGTGTTTATTTGTTGTAGAAGGTCTGCATGGCTACCGCTAAACCCGCGATGTAAGGTGTCATCGGGGGGCTTACTTTCAGTATTTCTTGGACTTGGCGGTCTAGTGATTCGCTCATTTCGACGGTCCAATTCCTTTGAGTCCTTGAGAGTACATCTTCCCTCATCAGACGGTTGTGGGTTTCCTGGTACCGGGTTGCTTGTTCTGTAGTCATCTCGTTTACTCCTGTCTGTCTGTTTACTTAACTTAAATATAGTATAAGGCTACGAATGCTATTTGTCAAGGAATTACACTATCAATATTTAAATTGGTTTTATCCCCTAACTCCCACGGCTTGTAGGGTTCCGGCCTGGTTCCGAGTCCCCGGACAAACATCAGCCCATCAACCAGGGTATAGGACAACGACCGGCCATCAATCAGCGCGGTAAACGTGACGCCCGGAAACCGTAGCGCCCTATACCTGGCCCAGCGTCGGCCCTTGTTCTCGACTAGTCGGCCTCGTTTCTTTCCTTGCAACGACCGCAAACGATCACCGTCCCCCGCTCCGCGTGTTCTGCTAGCAGCTTCCCGCAGAACCAACACCTCAACTCTTTATTGATTATTTCGCCGCCTCCGGTCGTCGCTGTAATCCAGGGCCAAACCGACAACGACATTAGTCAACGCAACCATGCAGACATTGAGAACCGTCCCTCGTTCCTTGCCGTCGGATAACCGTTGCTCGGCGTTCCGGAGGAGATCCTGCGCAATCCTGAAATGGTCCCTGGGAGATCGCCTTGCCGGGAATGTTCTCATCACCAGACCCCCACGCCCGGACCCTGGCTACCGTAGCACATCGCCAGCGCGTCGGCGTCGTCCGGACTTCCGCCCGTTGACCGCTTTTTATAGTCGTCCTTGCTTTCGAGCTTGATCCGCCGGTCCCCCTGTACGGTATAACGGCGGCTTGATAACTGGGCTATAACCGCGCCGTTATCGTCGAGGTCGATGGTTCCATTTCGGAAGGCTTGCCCCAGTTCCATCCATGCTTCCGCGATGGCGTTGACATACCGGTCCGACCGTCGGGCTTTTTCCCCGCCGTTAAACGGGATAACCCTAACCATACCGCCCCGGACGCCTTCCTCGTTAAGTCTATCAGTCACTCCACCGCCGACGCCCGTGTCGTCGACTATGATCGTGTCAACGTCCGGGTCATCCTCGGCTAATCCCTTGAGATATCCCGCGACTTGCTGGGTATCCCGTCCCTGGGTCCGCCAGACTAACCGGCACACGTCCCCCTGTCTCCGGTAAACAATCGTTTTATCAGCCCCGAACCGGGCAACGTCACAAGCCAGCGTAGCCGGTCCCGCCGCTTCGAGTGTCCGGTTTACCGCGTCCACCAGGTATACCCGCGGAACGATTGAGTCCTCAAGGTTGTCGGGGAATTGCCCCAGGACCGAGGCGACATACAGGGCCGATTCCTCGCCCCACTCTTTCCGCCGCTCATCTATCTGTTCGCGCCCGACCATGCCGGGAATTACGTTCTCCCCGTTGATAACATTCGGAGTATCGAACGCGCTGATCTCAATAGTTTTGTACATGTCGCCCCCGCCGTGGAACGCCTCGAAGAACTCCCCGGCATCGGCAAAAGCGTTGCCGGTCAATAACATCCGGGACGGGTTCAGGCGTTTAACCGCGTCGATGTGGGCCTGATCCACGTTGTGGGCCTCGGTAATAATTACCAGTAGATTCGGAGAGTGGAATCCCTGGATGTTCATGTCGTTATCAGTGGCGAACCCGACCGCATAATGCCGGTCGTCAATTTCCCATCGGGCCGTTTGTTTCATGTAGCCGCCCAGGGGGAAACGGGAATCCCTGTAGGCGCTCCGGGCCTCTTTCCAGACTATGTCTGATACTTGCCGGTGGGTCGGTCCTATAACGACCGTTATAGCCGGGTAGTTGACCATCTGCCACCACAACATAATGCGGGCGCTCATCCAATCTTTACCGCTACCGTTGCAACCGACAACGGCGACCCGCCGGTTATCTCGGAGCGCGTCGGCGATTTCCAACTGCTTATCATAGGGTTGGCAACCCAGGACCGACCGCCAGAAGAAACCGTGGTTATTCTTCGCCTCAGTGATTACCGTTTGCGCCTGGTTCGCCGTTACCATTAGCTAAAGCCCCCTCGATCTCTACAACGTCGCCCCCG